AAGTTGATGTATGCCCCATACTTTGCTTTCAAGTACCAGCATAAGCTACAAAAACTTGTGCACCTTGCTACAATACAAGGTAAGAACTTAACTCTCAAGGATAAGCAGGAATTCGAACGCCTAGCTAGAAGCTATGCTATCAGCGAATACCGCAACAAGCTTAACTCTTTCCATAGGGACATGAACTATACTGGTCTTGTCAACTATGCTATCGCCTTCTTCCCTGCTATTGTTGAGCAGTTCCGTGCCTATGGTCGTATTACTCTAGAGCACCCAGACTTTTTGCTCAAGGCATATGCTATCAAGACTTTGCCTGAAAGAGTATTCGAAGTGGGCGAAGACCCACTATCTCAACAGCAATATGTTGAGGTAGAACTTCCAGTCCTAGGACTCACAGGTAGACTTCCAGTTGACTGGTTCAACCCATTCAACCCTACGGGTTCAACCTTGATTGGTGCAGGTCCACTGCTATCAGCCTCATGGAACGAGTATGTAACTCGTATCGGTGGCGAGAGTGCTGTTGAAAAGAAGATTACAAACTGGATTCTACCATTCGGAGCTCAAGCTAATTCAGTAAATGCCTTGCTTCCAAATACTATACGCCGTATTTCGCAAGCAGCCTTTGCTGCAGCAGGCGGGGGTGGCGGACCATCTCAGTTTAATAAAGATGTTAATATGTTCATGCGTCAAGCTATGGCTGACTATATTGACCAGAACGACAAGAATCCAACAGGTATTGAGCTCGGTAATCTAGTCGAACAGTCAGAAGATAGAGCGCTATTGATGGCAGTACTACGCGTAGTATCTGCGTTTACATCACCAGCGCAGCCACGCTATGTTACTGCACTTCAGCCATTTGCTGATGAGTTGACAAGAATGCGTACGGCTGACCCTATCAATGGTGAAGAAGACTTCATCTACATGAACCCAGATTTATTCTTCCTAGCAGATAGCCTATCTAACTCATTGGCTGGACTACGCTCAGATGATACAGCAGTAAGCTTGGTAAAGCGCAATCCAGATATGCTAAAGGATTTAGTATCTATCGCAGGAGAGGATAATATATCTATCCTCGGTGCTATATTCAACGACGATGACTATGCTTTCTCCTCAAGAGCTCAGGCTTATCTAGAGTCCTCTAAGATACCATTTATCAATAAGACTTTCAAAGAATACGGAGCCCCACTAGAGGGTGCTCGTAACTCTATCGTTAGTAAGGGATGGCGTGAATGGACTCGCTTCATGGATACCCTACGCCAAGAGGTACGCGATGGAGACCCATCGTATAATCCTAATCGTGGCTACGGTGCACGAGTTGTAGATTATTATAAGGAACAATATCTAGCAGAGCAAGCTGAAAAGAATCCACTATGGTACGAAGAGTACATTGGTGGCGGAGGATATGGCAATACTCGCCAGCATCGTCTGGTTGATTCCCTCAGCTATGCCCTCAATGATGACAAGATGTGGAAAGACTTATCACAGAACCCACGCTGGTATGCTGTGATTCAGTACCTTAACTTCCGCTACGATGTCAATGGCGAGCTGAACAGACTAGGAACTACTATCGATTCTAACGCAGCTAGATTTTTGCGTGAAGATGTGAATGAGTTTGTGGATAGCCTAAAGCGTCAGAGTCCTGACTTCGGATTATTCTACGAAAGATATTTTGCTAATGATAAATTCGACTATGTTTATGGAGGCTAGTGGTGGCAGATAGAACATACAAGCAATGGTTTGACTACCACTATAAAAAGCTTAAGAAAGAAATGCCTGATAAGTCAGATTCAGTAATCAAGATGTTGGCTGGAGACCAGGCTCAGCGTTCTTTTAATGCTCAACAAACATCTAGGGCACAAGCTTCAGCAGCAGGTATAGCTCAATCAGCAACCACTCCTCGTGTAGGTCCGGGTGCTACATCTGCCCCAGTTCCTAAGCCTACCCCCACTCCAGTTCAAAAACGTCCTGGCGTATTAGGTCCGACTCCAGCACCTACGACCACTCCTGTAGTTACTGGTTCAACAACTGGCGGTGTATCATACAATGATAAGATTGTTGCTCGAATCAAGGCTACCGGTGCTATTGCAACTAGCGGTATTACAACTACCAAGAGTGGAAGATTAGACTGGGTAGACTTCTTGCCAACCCTGGATAATCAGGACTACATTAGGCTTCAAAAGGTTCTAAAAGATTTAGGTTATACTGTAAAAAATAAAGCTCAGATAGATTACCTTTTGTCAACTGAATTCCAGAACTTATTCCCAGCTAAAGACGTAGATACCCTTGTATCAGAATTGAATAAGTTTAAACTCCCAGGAGCTGGAGAAGAAGCAGAGCTTCCACTTCGTCAGATACCTGCAATTGATAGAGGCTCTCTAGTCAATCTATCTCGCAAGGTAGCTGATGCCGTATTGATGATGGGTCAATTGACGCCTGAGTTAGAAAAGCAAGTTGTCGATGAGTGGATGGCGGATGCTAAGAAGGGCACCGTTACCATGCCGACCAAAAAGGTACGTAATCCCAAGACTGGCAAACTAGAGAATGTTGTAGAAACTAAACGAGCATTTGATGAAGAAACAGCTGTACTTGACTTAACTGAAAGACTGAAGCAGATGTTCCCTGACCAGTATGAACTGGCAAGCGGCATTGGCTTCGCAGCTGATATTAAGAAGATTCTAGCAGGAGGTCAGTAGTGGCAGAAGATACAAATGTTAATCTAGATGCCGAAACAGCAGCCCTCGTTGCTATGATTATAGCACTTAAGGATATTGATGATAACCTTAAGAAAGCTTACGAAGAGTACATGAAGCCCACCCGCAATATGGCTGTCATTATTGGGCTTGTAAAGAATAGCAAGTTCTATCAGGACTTCAATGCCCTTGCTCGCACCCGCAGAATTACTCAAGCTGAACAGCCTGGCGTATACGCTCAGGATAAAGAGAAGTACAAGACTGAACAGAAGAAGCGTCTTGCTGCCGCTGGGATTGCTTGGAATACTGATGTTGAAAAGCAAGTAGAGAGTGCATATGACCTAGCCCTTGATGACGATGTACTTGATAAACTCATTGTCGCTACTGGTAAGTTTGGTAAGATTACCGGCGCCGCTGGTGCAACTGTTGAAGACTTGCAAGACTTTGCTAACTCTTATGGCGTTGGCTCTTTGTATGACCAGAAGTACTGGGATGAACAAAGACGAGACATGTTCCTTGGTGTCACTAATGCTCAGAAGATTCAAGAGGATATTAAGCAAAGAGCAATCGATGCCTATCCTGCTTGGGCTAAAGGATTCAATGAGAATAAGTCGCTCAATACCCAGGCCGGATGGATTAAGTCTTTAGTTGCACAGCAATTAGGGATTGACCCAAATTCATTAACATTTGATGACCCAACTGTTGCGCCATTTTTGAATTATAAAGACCCTAAGAGTGGACAACAGGTTATTCCATCCTTACTAGATGTGCGAACTCAGACGCGTACTAAATACTTTGACCAATTTGCACAGACTCCAGAAGGTAGGTCCTACATGGACGGACTCACTGTTAAAGTTCTACAAGATATGGGGCTAATCTAATGACAGTAGAAGAAGCGAAAGCAGCATTAGCTGAGGCGGAACTAGCAGTAGCCAATGCCAAAGGTAAAGGCGTGTCTGCTGCAGTAGCAGCTAGTAAACAATTAAGCGCTGCACGTAGAGCACTTGCTACAGCTGAAAAAGCAGAGGCTGCGGGAGTAAATGTTAGCGGCCTATCTCGTTCTGAGCAACTCTCTACCATTCGTCAAGCTGAATACACTACAGCTCAAGAAGAAGCGGGCAAAGGAGAAAAGCCTACTGTACCACCAGAAGATGAAAATTATACATACGATTATGTATGGCGCCCAGAACCAGGTGGGCGTGGTGGATACTGGAACCTAGTAAGATATCAAAAATTTGCGACTCCAGTTAAAGTAGATACCGGCGCTAAGAATGTTTATGCTGGTGACGGAAGTCAGGGTAATCCATTAACTCTAGATGGGAAACCATTTAGCGGAAATTATAATGGTAAGAATTATATTAATGGTATATTACAAGAACCTTCCGGAGATACTGGCTACAAGGTAGTCAATGGAGTTCTTACATTTAATGGACAACCATTTACTGGAACATACAATGGTCAGACATATGAAAATGGAAAACTTAAAGTTTCCAGCAGTGGAAATAATCAAGGTAATGGAAAAACAATCACTCGTACGGAGTATATCGGCGAAGGCGCAAACCGTATCCTTAGAACTTATTACTCGGATGGCACAACATCTGATGCCCCAGCGCCCGTAACTGTTGCATCTACTGCCAATGTTATGACTGCAGGACAGCAAGACATATACTCAATTATGCTAGCTAGGTTGAACCAGTATAATCTTGGCGCACTAGCTCCGCTTATCCGTGATTTGGCAATTAAGGGTGCTACAGAAGCTACTATCATGCTACAGCTTTCCGAAGAGCCATTATACAAGGAGCGCTTCAAGGCTAATGAAACTCGTAAACAAAAGGGACTGTCAGTACTGACTCCGTCACAATACCTCAGCCTAGAAGATGACTATCGCCAGGTATTAAGAGCCTATGGCTTGACTCAGTTTGATAACGATGCTTATGTATCTCAGTTCCTAGCTAACGATGTGTCAGTCTCTGAGCTATCTAATCGTGTAGTTACTGCAGTACAGCGAGTCCGCAATGCTGACCCAGCTGTATCTAATATGCTTAAGAACCTATACGGTATTGGTCAAAACGATTTAGTTGCCTATGTACTTGACCCACAACAGCAGTTCCAGAAGATTGAGCGTCAGGTTGCAGCCTCTGAGATTAGCGTTGCTGCTGCACGCCAAGGCTTTAACATTGGAGCTACAGTTGCCGAGCAGTTGGCAGCACAAGGAATCAGCCAAGCAGAAGCTCAGAAGGGTTATGCTACAATCGCTGATGTCCTACCAACAGCTGAGAAGCTATCTGATATTTATGGCGGACAACTTGAAGAGTACCGTCTACCAGAAGCAGAGCAAGAAGTATTTAATCAACTTGCATCTGCACAACGCAAGCGTACAGCCCTAGCGGGACGTGAGCTTGCTGCATTCTCCGGACAATCTGGAGTGGGAAGAACTTCCTTAACTCAACAAACCGGAGGACAATTCTAGAATCCTGAGCGGACCTATCGGCCCCGCCAGTGTAACAGACCGATAGTAGGAGCCAGCCTGTTTCCCCGAACAGAACTGTGGCCTACGAACTAACTACGAATAGAAGGGTGGAACGTTGCTATGAGCAACAACTACTGGGATGAAGAAGACGACGACCTAGATACTCCGGAGCAGTTCCCTAGCGATGGAAGCGACTTACTAAAGAAGCTTCGTAAAGCTAAGCGTGCTGATGAAAAGAGAATTAAGGAACTCACTGAGCAACTTGAGACATTTACCAAGGCGCAGCGTGAGCGACTCGTGCATGAAATCCTAGAAAAGAAGGGTGTGAATAAGAAAGCAGCACGCCTTGCAATGAAGGACTTGGATGATGTTAACGAGGAGTCAGTTAATCGCTGGCTCGATGATAACGCAGACTTGTTTGGAGTGCAAGTAGCTGACAGCGCACCTAATCCAAACGACCTAGCGGCTCTACGCCAACAGGACGTAATTACACAAGGTGCAATCACACCGGAGCAAGGAATGAATCTAGACCAGAGGCTAGCGCAAGCTCAGTCACCTGATGAGATTCTAGCAATCCTACGCTCACAATAATATCCGTTCATAGTCTAGGAGACTAAAACTAATGTCAAACCAATATACATCAACCGCGAGCACATCGCTCGGTGGTTCCGTTGGTGGCGCTGGTCTCGTACAGAAGGCGTATGACCGTCTTCTCGAGTTCGCTCTCCGTTCCGAACCCCTACTTCGTTCGGTCGCGGACAAGCGTCCAGCTCGCCAAGCAATCCCAGGTTCAACAGTAGTCCTACAGCGCTACGTTGACCTTGACCAGAAGACATCAACTCTAACTGAGACAACAGACCCAGATGCAGTTGCATTGTCAACCCCAACATCAGTTACCATTACTCTTAACGAGTATGGTAATGCAGTACTCGTAACCCGTGCACTTGAGTTGTTCTCACTTGCAGACGTAGACCCAGCTATTGCAAATATCGTTGCATACAACCTAGCTGACTCTATCGACGCAGTTGTAGCTACAACCCTCATCGGCGGAACAAACGTAATTTACGGCGGTGCTCGTACTTCTACAGCAACCATCACTGCATCTGATACAATCGACTCAGCTGACATCCGCAAGGCTGTTGCTAAGCTCCGTGCTAATAAGGCCAAGGCTCGCCGTGGTTCTTACTACTGGTGCGGTATCCACCCAGAAGTTTCACACGACCTCCGTGCGGAGTCAGGAAACCTCGGCTGGAACTTCGTCCATGCACAAAGCAACCCAGCTGTCAACAACATCTGGGCAGGAGAAATTGGAGACTACGAAGGTGCATTCTTCGTTGAGTCCTCACGTATCCCATCTGCTAAGGATGGCGCTGACCAGACTGCTCTCGCTACAACCGCTGTAACCGTTGCTGGTACCTCAGCTGGCTTCACCATTGGTGTTGCTTCAAGCTCTGTTATCGCACAGCGTGCAGAAGTTGGCGATAAGATTGCTGCTACCGGAATTGCTTCTGGTGCTAAGATTGCTGCAATCAGCACAACTGGAAACACAACCACAATTACAATGACTGCTGCTAACTCAGGCGCTGTTGCTGAAGCTGCAACCGTCACGGTTACACCAGTAACCCGTGTATTCGATACTCTACTCTGCGGACAGCAAGCACTTGCTGAGGCTGTTGCAGAAGAGCCACACATCGTTATCGGTAACGTAACCGACAAGTTGATGCGCTTCCGCCCAATGGGCTGGTACGGCGTACTCGGCTTCGCTCGCTACCGTGAAGAAGCGTTGTATCGCATCGAAACTGGTTCTTCAATCGCTGCTAAGTAGTTGATTGACTGTCGGGCAGGGGCAACCCTGCCTGATGGTGAGTCCACTAAGGAGGACAGATGGCTAACTGGCTATTCAAAACACCGACGGTTCAAGAAGGACCGGCAGGGGAACACCGCCTATTCTACTTCTATAAACTTGACCGTGGTATTACAATAGCTATGGATACAGATGGTGAATGGATTCAGATTCGCTATGCTGTAGATGACGAGCTACCCGACTACCCTGTAGTTTATGCTGGTGGCTATAACCATGTAGTAGATGATGCGACTAAGGCGTCGCTTATTGCAGGCGATGTTGGAGTTACGGAGGCTAACTTTACAGCACTATGAAACATTGGGAATATCATCCAGAGTTTGTGGACGGCTGCTTCGGGTGTAAGGGGATGTCCATACAAATGAACGCAGGAGATGCGGATAGTCGACGAGTTCTGCCGACTAAGAAATTCAACAAAGAATTGGATGCCTACAAAGAGGCGAGAGCCCAAGGCATTCAGCCGAATGGAACTTCTATGGCGAAGATTCAAGAGGCGGTTAAAGCTAGTGAGACATTAGGCAGACCATATGATGGTGGCAAGATGCCTCCGGCTAAAGCAATCGACAAAAAATCAGCAGCAATAATGAAAGAACTAGGAGTATAACTATGCCAATGGTAGGCGCTAAGAAGTTCCCATACACAGCCAAGGGTAAGAAGATGGCTAAGATGGAAGAGATGAAGATGGCAGCAAAGAAGAAGGCTGCTAAGAAGCCAGCTAAGAAGATGGCTAAGAAGAAGTAACATGGCAGGCAAAACAAGAATTGGGCCATTGTCTCGAGTGGGCTCTTATCTAGGCAATGTTGCTAAAGAAGCTGGTGAATTTGGTCGAGCATGGTCTGCTGCTGATGAAGCACAGAACCAGGTTGGACCCGGAGCAGACAAAGCTTCTCTCCGTGCTAATAAAAAAGCAAAAGCTGAGCAAGGACAATTCCTAGGTGCAGTATTCCAGGGCCGTCGCTATAACAAGAAGGGCCAACAGCAATGAAGAAGGCAGCAGCTAAAAAGAAAGTTGCCAAGGTTATGCGCGAGTTCAAAAAGGGCGAGCTTAACATTGGTAAGTCTTCCAAGAAAGTCAAATCCAAAAAGCAGGCAGTTGCTATCGCCCTATCTCAAGCAGGTATGGCTAAGAAGAAAAAGAAGTAATGTCTTCGGGAAAGTATAAGCCGCATCGCAAGTTCAATCCAATCCAGATTAAGGATGGCTATGTAGTGCGGCTTAGAAAAGATGGCAGAATCAAAGCAGTACTAGGAAAGTATGGTGAATATGGAAAGCAGAAAGCGTGACCCACGCTTAGCTCGTGCAGGTGTCTCTGGTTTCAATAAACCAAAGCGTACCCCTAATCACCCTAAGAAGTCACATGTAGTTGTGGCTAAAGTAGGGGACAAAGTAAAGACCATCCGTTTCGGTGAGCAAGGTGCTAAGACTGCTGGTGCTCCTAAAGCTGGAGAGTCTGACAGAATGAAGAAGAAGCGTGCATCTTTCAAGGCACGCCATAGTAAGAACATTGCCAAAGGCAAGATGTCTGCTGCTTATTGGGCTGACAAGGTTAAGTGGTAATGTCATACACAAACCCTGCGCTTCGTGAGCGCATTAAGAATAAGATTATGGCTAGCAGTAAGGGCGGCAAGCCCGGCCAATGGTCTGCTCGCAAAGCACAACTTGTGGCACAGGAATACAAGAAAGCTGGCGGTGGCTACTCTGGTAGCAAGACTAGCAAGCAGAAGTCTTTGTCTAAGTGGACTAAAGAAAAGTGGGGAACTAAATCAGGTAAGCCTAGCACCCAAGGTGAGAAGGCAACTGGCGAGCGTTACCTACCAAAGGCAGCAAGAGAGAAACTTTCTGCTTCCGAGTACGCTAAGACATCTGCCAAGAAGCGTGAAGATATGCGTAAAGGTAAACAATTTTCTAAGCAACCAAAATCCATAGCAAAGAAAACGGCAAGGTATAGATAATGGCAACAGGCACAGCAGGTAGTTCATTTACTAGCGAGCTTAATCGCTTAGCTAATGGTGGGACATATCCAGCAATCTCGGCATACCTAGCACCGACCCAAGCTGCAAATGTTTATGCAGGAACTACTGGTCTTGCCCTCATTGCTGCACTGAATAAGAAAGCAGACGCTAACCGTCAGCCTAATGAATACAAGGCTATGGGTGGTATCTGCAACGAACTAGCCGGAACAACTGGCTTATCACCAAGCGACGCCCTAAGGAGCATCAACCTGTGACAACAACTTTTGGCCAGATGGTAGATGAGGTTCTAGTAAACCTCTCAGGCTACACCTATCAGCAAGACAGGAGCACATACCTGACTTCTGCTGTAACCACACTCACTTCCCCTAGTTCATCTCCAACAATCCTAAGCCTAGGCTCTACTGACAATGTAGGCAAGGGTACGATTGAAGTTGACGATGAGCTTATGTGGGTTGACTCATTTGACCGTGTTGCCAATACTGCAACCATTTCTCCCTATGGTCGTGGCTATCTAGGAACAACTGCTGCTACACACGCACTTGATGCCAAGGTTACTATATCTCCTATCTTCCCTCGCTACTCAGTGAAGAAGGCAATCAATGATACTATCTCCGCTGTAGGTACAGCGCTCCTTGCTGTCAAGCAGACAACCTTTACATTCAATCCAGCTGTAACAACATATGAATTTGAAAATCTAAACATTGAAAATATCTTGACAATGATGTGGCAAGATATTGGTCCTTCCAAAGAATGGATTCGTGTCCGTCGCTGGGACTTTGACCCGTTCGCAGATGTATCAACATGGGGCAGCGGAAGTCAAACTGTAACTATTGGTGACTACATTACGCCAGGACGTACAGTAAAGGTGATGTACACTTCACCTCCAGATAATCTAGTAAACGCATCTGATGTCTATGAGACGGTAACGGGACTACCTAGCTCATCTAAAGATGTTATCATCCTAGGCGCAGCATACCGACTACTTGCTTACCTAGACCCAGCACGTGCCTCTCAGATTAGCCCACAGGCTGATGAGATTGATGCTCGCCGTACCTTTGGCTCAGCTAACTCTGCAGCACGACAACTATTTGCGCTATACACTCAACGCCTCAATGAGGAAGTAAAAGCGCAGCAAGGTAAATATCCAACACGAGTTCACTACACCCGATAGGAACATAGATGACAACACGCCAATACTCGTCCCGCTCGCAGCAGACTACACTAACTGGTGCCATTACTTCTGGCTCTACTTCCATCACGGTTGTATCAGGTACCGGACTCCTAGGTGGTGTAACAATCCCAGCTGGCAGAACTTTTACTTTGGTTCTAGACCCAGATACGGCGATTGAAGAAATTGTAGATGCCACGGCGGTATCTACCAACACCTTTACAATCACTCGTGCAATTGATGGCTCCTCCGCTCAAGACCATTCCGCTGGCGCAGTAGTGCGCCATATGGCTATTGGTCGTGATTACCGTGATGCCAACCTACACGCAGAGGCTGAGGCTTCTTATAATGATGGTGGTGGCAATGCCCACTCAATGCACGGCATTGCTGCTGGTGAGGGTGTTGTTGTCGGTACACTTAAGACTCAGACGCTGACAAACAAAACTCTTACAGCGCCAACAATCTCTGACCCAGTCTTTACTGGAACACCAACTGCTCCTTCTTCTATCGTCTTTGAAGGAACCAACGCAGACCCTTATGAAACTACTTTAACCGTAGCGGAACCAACTCAAGACAACACAATCACCTTGCCTGACACAACAGGTACAGTAGTCATTGCTACAGCAACACAGACTTTGACCAATAAAACTTTGACAAGCCCTGTAATATCAGGTACGCCAGTAATTACAGGTCTGTCCTCAGCAGGTATGGTTGCTTCCTCTGCTACCCCTAAAGATTATGTAGATGCCATCCTAGGCTCTGCAACGGCTGCAGCAACCTCAGCAGCATCGGCTGCTACAAGTGCTGCCTCTGCCGCTACAAGTGCCTCTAGCGCCTCTACAAGCGCTTCTAACGCCCTAACTAGCGCCAACAGTGCATCTACCTCAGCCACAGCAGCAGCCACCTCTGCAGCCTCTGCAGCGACTTCTGCTACGGCAGCGGCTACCAGTGCTACTAGCGCTGCAGCCAGTGCAACTACGGCTTCTAACTCTGCTTCTGCAGCAGCCACATCGGCTACTTCGGCTGCTACTTCAGCCTCATCTGCTTTAACTTCGGCTAACAGTGCTAGCACATCTGCTACCTCTGCTGCTAACTCAGCAACTGCTTCGGCTACATCAGCAAGCGCTGCTGCTACCTCTGCTACATCTGCTGCTGCTAGCGCTACCGCTGCAGCAACAAGTGCTGCTAGTGCAGCAACATCTGCATCATCTGCTCTGACCAGTGCCAACTCTGCTGCTGTATCTGCAGCAAGTGCTGCTGCTGCTGTCGCAGCATCCTTTGATGCTAAGGGAGATTTACTGGTAGGTACAGGGGCAGGAGCCTTTGACCAACTAACAGTTGCAGCAACTAATGGCTACATCTTAAGTGTCAACTCAGCCACCGCAACAGGACTTGAGTGGAGCCCAGCCAATGCTGGTGACATTACTTCAGTCACAGCGGGCACAGGTTTAACAGGAGGCGGAACCGCTGGGGCGGTAACAGTATCTCTTGATACTACTAGCGTATATGTAGTACCTAGCCAAGCAAGCCAGTCAGGTAAATACTTGACTACCAATGGTAGTGTTGCATCGTGGGCAACTGTAGATGCTCTACCATCACAGACTGGAAACAACGGAAAATATTTGACCACAGACGGAACAACCGCTTCGTGGGCAGTCATTACAACAGACCCAACACCAACCGCGTTGATGCTCGGTGGAATGTAACTTAAGGAGAAATAAATGCCAACAACCTATAAAGTCCTTGGGCAATCAAACCCATCGGCAACAACAGCAACAACCCTATACACAGTACCGTCTACTACTCAGACTATTGTTAGCACCATTACAGTATGTAACCAAGCAGCAACTGCTGGTACTTACCGCATTGCAGTGCGCCCAGATGGAGCATCTCTAGCAGCACAGCACTATGTCGCATACGACATCAGCCTACCTGCTAACACATCAGATACTCTGACTCTTGGACTAACACTTGGTGATACCGATGTAGTTACTGTCTATGCCTCATCTGCTAACTTCTCATTTAATGCTTACGGAAGCGAGTTATCTTAATGTCTACAGGAAGATTAGGTGCGGGTGATACCGCAATACAACCTACCATCCTTGATGCTAAGGGTGACTTAATTGTTGCCACTGCAGCAGATACGCCTGCTCGTCTGGCTGTGGGTACGAATGGCTATGCCTTACTTGCCGATTCTACTCAGGCTACAGGAGTTAAATGGGGTGCTGCAGGAAAGTTACTACAAGTTGTAAATGCTGATACAAATTCTGCTGTAACATCATCATCAACAACTTATGTTGATACAGGCTTAACAGCAAGCATTACCCCATCATCAACATCAAGTAAAATTTTAGTTACTGTTCATCAATCATATAACATTCCAACTTCTGGTAATGGTATGGGCATTAAATTAGTACGAGGAAGCACAGATTTAAGAACACACGGTAGTTATGTGGGTTATACTGCTGCTGGTGGTGAAGTTATTACTGGTCACTTTTCAATTTCATATTTAGATTCGCCAAGTACTACATCTTCAACAACATATAAAACTCAGTTTGCTAGATTAACAGGTTCTTCAAGTGCGTCAGTAAATAACTTTAGCATTTATTCATATATAACATTGATGGAGATAGGTGCATAATGACAACAGGAGCACAAGTATTAGAGACACTCATACCACAAGGTGGATGGGCAATTTATGGCGATACATACGAAGGTATCCAATTCTTGGAATGTGAGCCAATTACCAAAGAACAATTTGAAGCAGGTTTTGCACAAGTAGAAACAGCAAAGGCACAAGCCGAAGCAGAAGCAGCAGCCAAGAAAGCAGCAGCCGAAGCAAAACTAGCAGCCCTTGGACTGACAGCAGATGATTTGAAAGCCCTTGGATTGGGAGGAAACTAGATGGCAACAGGAAGAATAGGTACTACACCAGTACTGCAAGTTCGCTGGTCTAAGGCACCTAGT